CGTGTAGAACCTACTTTAATTGGGTCCGGAAAATCTGAAAGAGATAAAACCGGAGGTAGTTTCTTAGAGTGATTATTCTGAAGAATGAGTTGCCAATTACGGCGAAGCGTTCTATAAAAACAAGACTCAGAAGCTACCAACTCACCCTTCTTCGGATCGATATAAAGTTTAGAAATGTGTGGGCATCTAAAAAGAGCCTCAACGCATAACTTACCTTTAACATCATCCAGAGAAAAATCGGAATCATTCGAAAAGGATGCTAACTCGACTTTACTCATAGTACGGAGACTTTGAGCAAGGGCTTTTGCAAGCTCTGGAAGACGAGATGTAGCATAGTCCCAACACTGCCATGCAGATCGAGGTCTTCGAACAGGCTTCATTAAAGAGGCCTGATCTAGGAAACGAAGATTATACTCGGCAGGTTGGAAAGATCCGATGGTGGGTAAACCCAAACCATGTAAATATTCAGGGAGGAACCAGGGAACTCCAACCTTCTTAAGAAAGTCGAGATTTTTGTGTATATACTGACCAAGAACCCTCTCTTGCAGAGCAGAAGGAGAACTAAGGACTAACTTGGTACACTTTGCACCTATAGACATAAAAGTCTTGGATGCATCAGCGGTACCACTACGTTTAACGTTCTTCATCAGACCCATATTTATATAAGGAATAACTTTATAGGAATTTTCAGAAACTGAAAAGCTATAGGAGTTAATATTTAAATAAGTACAGGAATGATAAACTTTACCTACAGAAGGTAAAAGACCACATAAAATGGAGAACTTAGACCATAGCAAACGTCCATTATCAGAAACACAAAATAAACCATCATCACCATTCACAAGGAGAGGAACCTCACGAAGAGGATACTTCTTCTTATGATCAATTTCCAAAACCATACGACAAATAGCCGCATTGATTATACAAAGTATAGGAAATGAGGTGATGCTCCCCATCAGTTGACCGTTTGTCTGAAGCTTCCTTAAGAGAGGCTTCCCTTCAGTTTTCAATTCCAAAAGGTGGTGAGTAAGTGACTCTATGAAGAACTGTGAAATGTCTAAATCAAGATTAAGACACTCACAGATCTCTAGAGCCACAATGTTACTACACCAAGAAAAAAGCTGATTCGTAGCATCGCTATAATCAACAGAGAGGAATTTTCCAGGGCATTTAAAAATGCTTTGGAAAAGCTCCTCAGTGGGTATAGGCGAAGACAAAAGCTTAAAGCAAGGAAAAGAAGACAAACGTTTCCACATAAAACTTTGAAGAGGTTTCAACAAAGTCTGCCTTAAAGGTGGACCTTTAGTTATAACTCTAACCTTAAGAGCCTCTGGCAGACCCAAAGGTACGGCTATAGGCTCCTCTAAAGCCGATTTCTCACGAATTCGGTTAAAAAGTAGGTTAAACTTATCAACTAAAGGCTGATCGTCAACTGATATTCCAGAAACTGAATCAATGGTCTCATCAGACTTAATCTCAGAGAATTGTACAAGCTCGGAATCATCACGGAGACCAACTAGAAGGTCTGGGTGATTCATAATGACGCCAACTGCACCACCCATAGCATTACTGTTAATATAATTAGCAGAAGTTGAAGGGAAAAAGGGTACAATTGGAACATCATAAGGGCTCGTACATTTATGAAAGATAGCCTTCGTAGTACGGCGAAGTTGAAAAACAAGCTCTTTAATATCCGGATCTGCCCTAATCTTATCAAAGATTGGAACAGAATCACGAGTTAAGCTTTCAAATGTTTTGATTACACCGGAAAGGACATCTGATGGACTAGGAC